ATACCAAACAACCTACGCATTAAAAGATTCATCGTAGAAAGAAACGAAGACGCTATTGAAAATATCAAAGAGAAGGTAGAGTTAGCACGTGAGTATTACGAACAATTAAAGAGTATAATATGACACGAGAAGAAAAATGCAAGTACGCAAAAGAAAGCGGTTATAAGTACGATGTGAATACGGGTAAGATTTACGGAATAAAAGGTAAGGAAATAACACGTAGGCACAAAGGATATATAGCTATTAATTTACGAGTAGGAGAAAAAAACGAAAACTTATTTGCTCATCAATACGCTTGGTGGTTATGCTTTAATGAATTAGTTGAGGAGTTGGACCATATTAACGGAGTTCGTGATGACAATAGAATAATTAACCTTAGAAGCGTTACACGACAACAAAACCAATGGAATAGAAAAACTGCTAAAGGCTATTATTTTAATAAGCGTGAGGGCAAATTTAGAGCAAAAATATATTTAGATTGGAAAGAAATAAACTTAGGTTATTTTGATACCGAACAAGAAGCAAAACAAGCATATATAAATGCAAAAGAAAAATATCATATAATTTAACAAATAAAAACAAAGTAAAATGCAGTACGACAACACGAACAAAGTTGTAATCTTTAAGAACAACAAAAAAGAGAAAGAAACACAGCCTGACTATACAGGAACTGTAAACGTAGAAGGTAAGGACTATTCTGTTAGTCTATGGATCAAAGAAGGTAAATCAGGTAAATTCTTCGCTGGTAGCATTCAAGAACCATTTAAAAAGATGGAGAACTTTAGCGATAAGGTAAATAAGAAAAATGACTCTGATCTTCCGTTTTAAAACAAAAGTGAAATAGAATAGTTATATTTGTGAAATAGTTCTCGTTCCACACTATAAGAACTTAAAGAAGTTATTGACCCTGTCAATGAAAGAGAAGTGGAACGCTCTGGATTTGGTAGGGTTTTTTATTTAAATAAATTATTTTTATTATGAAGAACAAATTTTATTATGTAGAAAGCATTAATTTGTACATTAATCTTAATCTACTGCTTTCTTTTCAGCTAGTTGAAAGAACTTTTATGAATTTTGAAAAAGGCAAAATGGATAAACGGATGGAATGCTGCTTATCTATTGGAACTAACGCTTTCTTTTGTGAAGAATTTCATTTTAATATACTTACAAATATCTTAACTAAATAATAATGGCACGACCTATAAGAAAAAATGTAGATTATTTCCCACATTATTTAAGTGATGGTAAGAAAATGTATTTTATTGAACATAAATACGGAAATGATGGATATGCAGTTTGGTTTAAATTGCTTGAAAGTTTAGCAAGTACAAATGACCATTGGTTAAATTTAAATGACCGTTCTAATATAATGTTTATGAGTGCTAAATGTAAAGTATCAGAAGACTTATTGTTTAGCATATTAGACGATTTAAGCGATTTAGGAGAAATTAGTAAAGAACTATGGCAATCCAAAGTTATCTGGAGTGATAAGTTTATTGAATCTATAGAAGATGCATATACACGTAGAAATAATAAATGTATTGATTTTGATAGTTTATGTAAACATTTACTCAGTTTAGGTATACATAAACCTAATAAATGCAAACTTAAAAGTGACATTAATACACAAAGTAAAGTAAATGAAAGTAAAGTAAATGAAAGTATAGAGGAACGCAAATTAAAATTTGCTCAAACACTAAAGCCTTTTGTAGAAAAATATGGTAGGGAATTCCTAAATGATTTTTATTTATATTGGACTGAACCAACACAAGACAATAAACAACTTAACTTTGAACTTCAAAAAACTTGGAGTTTAGATAGAAGATTATCTACTTGGTTAAAACAAGCTAAAAAATTTGGAAATACTTTACCTAAAAACGAACAGAATAAATTTTGGTTATGAATGGATTTAAAATAACGGAGCCAAGCGACGTTCTTAAACAACTAAAGAAGCATAGAGACAATTACCACGATAGGGGTGTTTATTTAGGCTTTGAGCAAATAGACAAATATTATTCTATGCAGCTTGGTGGTTGTACAGACTGGACAGGATTCCCAATGAGTGGTAAAACACAAGTGCTTATGGAGTTACTTATGAACACTTCCGTCTTTTATGGGTGGAAGCATTTAATATGCTTTCCTGATGTAGGTAATAACGTAGAAATTATAGCAGACTTTATACATAAAAAGACGAATAAAACTTTTGATCCAAAGAAGCCAAATACTATAACTGATTCTGATATTGAAAGAGAAATAGAATGGGTGACAAAACATTTCAAAGTTCTGACTAAAGTAGATGTAAAAGCTAAACTAACACCTATGCAATTTTGGGATATAGCTGCTGAAATCAAATCTAACGGAGAACTACATACGGCAAGTATAGATAGTTGGAAGGATATGAGCCATCCTTACGATGAGTATGGTGGTTATGCAACTTATTTAGAGTATTGTTTGCCATATAGGAACCATATAGCAGAACAATATAATTTACATTTACACACAATTATTCATCCTAAGCTAACAGAGAAGGTTAATGGAACAAGACAGCCACCATCTCCATATGATTTAAAGGGTGGTTCGGAATGGTTTAATTCAGGTAAATCAATGATTACTGTACATAGACCTGATGTAATGCACAATATGGCTGAGATTTATTTTAATAAGATTAAACCAAGAAGTGTAGGTGATATTGGTAAAGCTGAATTACATTTTGATATTAATTCTCTTACGTATTACGATATAGATGTAGTTGCGCCAAATGATCACAGACAAATTTACGCAGCACCTAAAGGCGAGATAAAGACGAAAAATGTATTGCCAAATGAAATGCAAGAATTTTACAAGCCTTTGGAACAGAATACTAACTTTGACGATAAATTACCTTTCTGATGGACTTAGTAAAATTAAACTTAGCATACTTAAATCTTAGCTTAACTGCTAATAAGATACTCTTTAGGTCTAAATACGAACCTAAAAAGAAAGCAGAACTGGATAAGCAAGTAGCAGACTTAGATCAAGTGCGTGAAGTGCTGACTATTTTAGAAGCGAGTAACCGTGTTTTAGAACGAAAGCTACTTGAACTACACGAAGATAACCTTAGATTAACACGAATGAATGATGATTTAAAACTAATAATAGACCTATGAAAATACTTGAATTACACGCAGGATCTAGAAGCATAGGAAGAGCAGCTGAAAAATTAGGTCACGAAGTTTTTAGCGTAGATTGGCAACCATTTGAAGGAATAGACCTTGTAATGGACATTGAAGAACTTAGGATGCACCATTTGCCGTGGATACCCGATATGATATGGACGGCTCCCGATTGTACAACGTACTCTATTGCGGCTATTTCTCACCATAGAGATGGAACAAGACCTAAAAGCGACTACGCTAAAAAGTGTGATGCTGTAAATCTAAATGTATTGTTTTTGATAAGGGCTTGTTTGGAGAAAAATTCTAATCTAAAATGGTACATTGAGAATCCGAGAGGTATGATGAGGAAGATGCCGTGGATGATAGGACTACCTAAAGCCTGTATATGGTATTGCCGTTATGGGGATTCTCGTGCCAAACCTACAGATATATGGTCAAATAATATTTTTAGCCTTATTGAACCTAATGCAACTTGGATTCCTCGTCATCAATGCCATAACGACAACCCTAATTGTCATCACGAAAAAGCACCGAGAGGAAGTAAAACAGGAACACAAGGATTAAAAGGATCATATGAACGTAGTCAATATCCTGAAGAATTGTGTATTGAAATAATTAACGCAACAGAAAAATCTTTGTTAAATAAAGTAATATTATGAACGAAGAGCAGTTATTAGAATTTTTAAACCTAAACTACATAGATGACTTACAAAAAAGCGAAGACATCTACTGCGAGTATGACTGCTATAGTAAAAGGTTTAATATGGTAGTAGAGTTAAAATGCCGTAATACACATTACGATGAATTAATGTTAGAGAAGTACAAGTACGACAAGCTAAACAAACACGAAAGACCTTACTACATAAACTCTACTCCTAAAGGAATCTATATATTCAATGTAAAAAATATAGCTCCTAAATGGGTAACTAATCAGATGCCTAAACAAACTGAGTTTGAAAACACGGAGAAGATAGATAAAACTTATTGCCTACTAAACATAAAAGAAGCCATATGCATAAAGTATTAAAGCCTAAAAAATGCCGTGTATGTAAATCTGAGTTTACTCCTACGTACGCGACCACACAGAGCGTTTGTTCTGTTAAATGTGCGGTGGTTAATACGGAAGTTAAAAAGTCTCAAGAATGGGCAAAGAAAAAAAAAGTGCTTAAAGACGAACTAACCACCGTTCAGGATTTAATGAAGGTAGCCCAGCAAGTGTTTAATAAATATATTCGTTTAAGAGATCAGGGTAAGAATTGTATTAGCTGCGGACAGAAACCAAAGAAAGAGAACGCAGGACATTTCTACAGCGCGGGAACGCATACATCTGTAAGGTTTGACGAACGAAATGTACATCTTCAATGTGAACATTGTAATACATTCCTTTCGGGCAATTTACTTAATTACCGTGAAAATCTCTTAAATAAGTTAGGATTTGAGGAATTTGAGTTATTAAGTGTTGAAGCTACGAAAACACGAAAGTACACACGAGAAGAATTAAAAGAGGTTATTAGTATATACAAACAAAAGATAAAAGATGTATCTAATAGCCCTAATAACAGTTGAAGGAATAATAACACAAAGAAATAAATACAAATGCATAGGCGAAACAGAAAACTACTACGTAATAAAAAACGATGTTAACAAGCACGAGTGTATAAGAAAGCACTTTTTTATTAAAGAATAATTTTATATTTGACAAAAAAACACACTATGAAAGATTACGACAGCTTTAGAATTTATGACTTTACTGGATTCGAAAAAGAATTTGGTTTTAGTATGAAGGTAGATGGCAAATGGCAGGAATTTACTTGTACGGCAGACTACCACGTTAAGTATGATTCTCCTGAAGATAACTTTACAATGATCTTAGATAAAGCTAACGTACAAATGTACGATGCTACAAAAGAAGATTACGTAAGCTACAGTCTAACAAAAGACGAATTAACTACTCTTCAAAGCTGGATGCACGATGCTACCCATTGGGATGAGTACTACGAGTATATGAACCTACATCAATAAGCTATGTATTTGTACTTTTTAATAGTGACATACTTGTGCTTGGTATTTTCATATCTTGCATATAAGACAGAAAACTTTACCTTTGCATACATCCTGTTAGTTTTAGCAGGTTTAAATTTGATTGGTTTAACAATACTTTGGATAGATGGCGGTGACTATAACGTTTTCAGATGACGATCACAAAGAAGCTATAAAGGCTTTAAAGGTGAATGATTTTATCCATTGTATGTGGGAGTTAGATCAATGGCTAAGAGCAGAATGTAAATATAACGAGAAAAGGGAAGAGAAAGAGATAGATGCGTTATACGAAGCAAGGGAGAAGCTAAACGATTTGCTACACGAAAACGGACTAAATCTTTATGAATAAGCAACAATACCTTACCAAGCTACGTCAATATAGAGCGCATCGTAGGTCTAAAGACTGGGTGCGCTTTTGGTTTTTTAGTTCAGACGTTACTTGCCCTAACTTTCAGTTTGTAAGGTTAAACCCTGAAGAATGAAAAAACTTTTTAAGGCTATAGAATTAATCTACGTGTATGTTGTTAGCAGAATCTACAGAAACATCGACTGAATGGCTTAATAAGGTCGCTAAACATCACAAGTTTTTTGTAGGTGTGGTAGAGGGCTTCGGAGAGAAGTTCTACGCTGAGGACATCGTACAAGAAATGTATTTGAGATTATACAAGTACACTACGTGGGATAAGATAGTAAAAGACGGAGAAGTTAATAAAGGCTTTGTATGGTTTGTGCTAAGAAACATTTATGTAGATTTCTGTAAGCAAAAGAGTAGAATAGAGAAGTGTGATCTAAACGAAGCTATCTATGTTTTTGATGACTCGGTAGATAAACACGAAACACACGCTAAAAACTCTATAGACTACAAAGTAACCGAAGAGATAAAGAGATGGCATTGGTACGATAAGATGTTATTTGAACTATACAGAGATTCAGGAATGAGTATGCGTGAATTAGAAGCAGAAACCAAGATAAGTCTTACATCTATATTCCATACTATAAAGCATTGTAAGCAGCAATTACGAGAAGCAATAGGAGAAGATTATCAGGATTACATTAACGGCGATTATGAGTTACTATAATATGGATAATGAATACTACAGTAAAGAGGAAGCCCGTGAGTTAATAGCTTATTTAAGGCGAGAGATAGATAATATGCTACGTGAACACAATCAGTTATTAGATAAACACGAAGCGTTACAGGAAGAGTTTAACCAGTTAAAAGAAAGATATATTAATTTAGCACGATGAAAACGATACGAGCGTATTTAGAAAATCAAAAGGAGTTAGCATATGTCGCATTTGCTCAGAGTATGCAAGGCGAAGGTGTTAACTTATTGAATGGGAAACACTATTTAGAAAGAATAGTACACTTAGAGTTATTAATTAAAGAGTTAGGAAATGGAAAAGAAAAGAAGGGGTAGACAGCCTAAAGTAGTTCAAGAAGTCGTAGAAATAGTAAAAGACGATGTACAAGAATTAGTAAACGACATCAAAGAAGATGTTTCAAAGGGTTTAGGAGATACTTTAGAGAAAGTATTTAAGAAGACTGGAATAGACAAAGTAGCCAAGTGGATTGCTGGAGAGGATTGCGGATGTGATAAGCGTAAGGAGAAGCTAAATAAAATGTTTCCTTATAGAAAGATTAACTGCCTAACGGAAGACGAACACGGAATACTTGAAACATTCTTTAGTAGAAACACGGCAGAGATAAGCCCAAGTGATCAACACGCACTACTAAAAGTGTACAATAGAGTTTTAAATGTAAAGCAGGAGCCTACAAGCTGTTCTTCTTGCTGGAGAGATATAGTAATGCAGTTACGTAAAATATATAAAGAGTACGAAGATGCCAATTCCTAAGCCCAACCCATATGAAAGAATGAACGACTTTATGCAGAGATGTATGGGTGATGATAAGATGGTATCTGAATATGACACAGAACAACGTGCAGCGGTATGCCGTTCAGCATTTGAGGAAAATATGGCATCTGAGAAAGTTTCTTTTGACTATGACGAAACACTAAGCACAGTTAAAGGAATGCAATTAGCAGAGGAATGGATCAATAAAAGCGCAGACGTATATATTATTTCAGCAAGGCAAGAAAAAGACGGAATGTTAACACGTGCGAAGGCTTTGGCTATTCCTGAGAGTAGAGTATATGCTACAGGAAGCAATAAAGCAAAAGTAGAGAAGGTGAAAGAACTCGGTATAACAATACACTATGACAACAATGCGGAAGTGGTTAAGGAACTCGGAGAAGTCGGTAGGCTGTTTGGAAAGTGATTACTACATAGTATTCATAAACCCTGAGAGCCATCTTAAAACGTGGAACGCTCTAAAACTTATGCTGACTATAGCAGAAGCTAAGTACATAGTGTTTTATGACTACGAGATAGGTCTAATGGAGTTACATCCAGTAGATAAAGACGAATTTGAAGCATATACCTACAATCCTAATTAGTGCAGTTAAATACACTTTTAGAAAGCAAACGTAAAGAATAAGAATAAAAGCAAACAAAAAGAGCAATATAAAGCACTTATTAAAACACGAAACAAATGGGAAGACCTAATAAGATACACAGCCCAGAACATCTATGGGAGTTATTCCAAGACTATAAGAAGCATACTAAAGAAAACCCATTCATAGTAAAAGACTTTGTAGGTAAAGATGCTGAGATGGTATATAGAGAAAAGGAAAGACCTTTGACAATAGAAGGTTTTGAAAACTATTGTGCAGACCAAGATGTAATACAAGATTTAGGAATGTATTTTAGTAATTCAAAAGGAAGGTATAAACGATTTTCTACCATCTGTTCACGTATACGCAGGGAAGTGCGCTCAGACCAAATCGAAGGAGGTATGGCAGGAATGTATAATCCATCTATCACACAACGTTTAAATAGCCTTGTAGAGAAGACACAGACTACTATTATAGAACAACCCTTGTTTGATTTAGATTCCGAAGAAGATGCTGACGATAACGAATGAGGATAATATGCTTTTAATGTCACGTTACCCCGACAAGTATTTTGACTTGGCTATTGTTGACCCGCCTTATGGGATTAATATGGATGGACAAAAGAAAAGTATAAATAAGAATCCTAAACATAACAGAAAGGAACACACTCAAAAGAATTGGGATAATGCAATACCTACTAAAGAATATTTTAACGAGTTAAAAAGAGTGTCGAAAAATCAAATAATTTGGGGGGCAAACTATTTTACTGAATATTTAAAACCAACAAAAGCTTGGATATTTTGGTATAAAGGGCAAAGAGATTTAACAATGTCAGATGGTGAAATGGCTTGGACTTCATTTGATACTGTTACAAGACAATTTGAATTAAATAGAGCTTCATTGATTGCTCAAAATACTTTTCATCCTACTGAAAAACCGTATAAATTATACAAATGGCTTTTAGCCAAATACGCCAAGCCTGAAGACAAAATACTTGACACACATTTAGGTAGCGGAAGCATTGCAATAGCTTGTCACGATTACGGATTTGATCTTACAACTTGTGAGCTTGACAAGGAGTACTTCGATAAAGCAATGCAAAGAATTAATAACCATACTGCACAAATAAAAATGTTTTAATGTTCAAAGTAACTACTGCTATACGAAAGATACTTGCCTTAAAAAAACGGATTAAGATTATACAAGGCGGAACATCGGCAGGTAAGACATTCGGTATACTACCGATATTAATAGACAAAGCTGCAAGACATTCTGGATTAGAGATAAGCGTAGTAGCTGAGACTATTCCCCATTTGCGTAGAGGGGCTTTACGTGACTTCCTAAAGATAATGAAATGGACTAACCGTTATCACGAAGAGCATTACAATAAGTCTCTTTTGAGATATGAGTTTGCAAACGGAAGCGTGATGGAGTTTTTTAGTGCTGACGATGCAAGTAAGCTACGTGGTGCGAGAAGGGACATACTCTACATAAACGAATGTAACAACGTCACTTTTGAATCATACAACGAGTTAGCTATCCGTACAAAGAAAGAGGTTTACTTAGACTTTAACCCCGCTAATGAGTTTTGGGTGCATACGGAACTAAAAGACGAATCAGATTCTGATTTCATTATTCTTACTTACTTAGATAACGAAGCCTTAGACCAATCTATAGTAGAACAGATAGAGAAGAACAAGGAGAAAGCTAATACATCTGAGTATTGGCGTAACTGGTGGAATGTTTATGGACTTGGATTAGTAGGTAGCTTAGAAGGTGTCGTGTTCAATAATTGGAAAATAGTGGACATATTGCCAAAAGATGCACGGATGATTGGTGTAGGTTTAGACTTTGGATATAGTGTAGATCCTACTTCGATAATAGAGGTCTACCAATACAACGGTCAGCGAATAGTAAACGAGAAAGTGTATAGAACGGGTATGCTTAATTCTGACATAGCAAAGGAACTACATAAGAACGTTCCTGTATACGCTGATAGTGCAGAGCCTAAAAGCATAGAAGAGATACGCAGACACGGAATTACGATAAAAGGAGTAACCAAAGGAAAAGACTCTATTAACTACGGAATAGATGTAATGCAACGTCAGGACTATTTAGTGACATCTACAAGCACGAACCTAATCAAAGAACTTAGAGCGTATTGCTGGGATACGGATAAGACAGGAGTAAGATTAAACAAACCTACGGGAACAGATCACGCTATAGATGCATTAAGATACCACGAGATGGAAACTTTAGGACTAAACACAAGCTATGGAACATACGCCATCCGTTGAAGAAATGGTAGCTATAGTACAAGAGTATATATACGAAAGAAAGCGTGTAAGAGTACGAATTGTATTTGACAACCCTATGAGTATGCGAAAGCATATAATAATGCTAAACGAGGCTTATTCATATGTATTAGCATATAGAAACAACACAAACACGAATTAAAAGTTTTAATACTATGAAGTTAGAATTACTAATACCAACAAGTTTAGACGAGATTCCATTAAAGCATTATCAGGAATTTAGAAAGACTGTTGACACTTCAAACGATGCTGAGTTCATATCTGAAAAGATGGTGCAGTTATTCTGTGGCATAGAGTTAAAGGATGTAGTAAAGATAAAAGCTACTGACCTTTCGGATATGGTAGAACACTTCAACCGCATATTTGCGGTGAAACCAACCTTTAAACACCGCTTTAAGATAGGAGATATTGAATTTGGATTTATTCCAAACTTAGAACAGATTTCTTGGGGTGAATATATAGATGCTGAAAAGTATTTAAGTAGCTGGGATAATATGCACAAAGCTATGGCGGTGCTTTACAGGCCTATCAAAAACACGAAAGGAGATAAGTACGAGATCATAGACTACGAAGGAACGGGTGAGTATGCCGAACTAATGAAGTTCACACCAGTAAGTATAGCAATGGGCGCATCGGTTTTTTTTTGGACTTTAGGACTCGAATTATTGGAGGCTTTAGCGGACTATTTGGAGAAGGAGACGAGGAAGATGAGCAAAGCGACTACAGCGAACAGTCACAGTTTGGGAAGCAATGGGGATGGTATCAGTCAATCTATGCAGCAGCTAAAGGAAATATTCTCGACTTCGATAGAGTCACAAAGCAGCCACTTGTTAAAGCACTAACGTTTCTAACATTTGAGAAGCAAAAGACGGAGATAGAAATTAGACAGATTAAAAAACAACAACAAAAATGGTAGGATTTTATAGCGTAATTGATAACATAAAGGCGGAACTTATAGCATCTCCGTTCGTAAATACAGTTACAGAAGGTAGCATCTTTGAAGTAGACTTAAACAAACAGACGATATTCCCTTTGTCACATATTATGGTAAATAATGTGAACATAGAGCAGAACGTGATGAGGTTTAACATTAGCGTTATTGCTATGGACATCGTAGATATATCTAAGAGTGAAACAACGGATGTGTTTAAAGGGAACGACAACGAACAGGATGTGTTAAATACTCAGTTAGCAGTATGCCAAAGATTAGCAGCAAGTTTATTCAATGGTGATTTGTCAGATACAAACTACCAATTAGACGGAGTGCCAAGTTGCGAACCATTTACAGAGCGTTTTGAAAACTTGTTAGCTGGGTGGACTATGACCTTTGATATTATAGTGCCTAACGAAATGAGTATTTGCTAATGCAAAAAGACGAAATACAAAAGGCTTTAGAGCGCTTTAGAGACCACGTAGTAAACCAAGCTAAACGAAACCTTACCACTAAGGATAAAAACGTATCTAAGAAGCTACATCAGTCCATTAAAGGTGATGTTAAAGTAATGCCTAATTCCATTGGGATGTATTTTGCTATGGAAGAGTACGGAGCGTACCAAGATCAGGGTGTAAGAGGTAAGCGCAGTTCTGCTAAAGCACCTAACTCTCCGTTTAAGTTTGGTTCGGGTACAGGGCGAAAAGGCGGACTTACTGAAGCAATGCAAAAATGGGTAGAAAGACGAAGAATTCAGTTCAAGAATAAGGACGGAAAATTTATGTCGTATAAATCTACTGCGTGGGTAATGACTAAAAGTATATACTCAAAAGGAATTAAACCGAGTTTATTTTTCACTAATCCATTTGAAGCAGCATACAAAAACTTACCTGAAGAGTTAATAGATAAATACGGACTCGAAGCGAGTAAACTATTTTTTGATATAATTAAACAACCTAAATAATGGCGAATATATTTGCACGTTCACCTTTCATAGTAGAAATAAACGAAACAGGACAGATAGAAACTAAGGTAGAGTTATTTATTTGGAATGGTACGGGATCAGCCCCAGCATCTCCTACTTATACTTTAAGTAAGTTGATTCCAGCACCTACAATAACACGAACTACCTACAATATATCGCCATATATCAAAGAGTATTTATCACACGTAGAATTTCAGAATAACTATAACGTAGGCAACCAAGCGTTAACTACTACTGAGTGGTGTAATGTATCTGTAAAGAGATATAAGAAAATAAGCACATCTTTTGTTCAAGTAGGATCTACTACTACTTACAAAGCGTTTGATGGGTATACGCTCTACACGGAAGGATATAACGAAGACTTAGGAGATATTTTATTAGCTGCGAAAACGTATTATTTTCTATATGATTCCGCTGCGGTTTTAGCTACCGACACTTTAAAGAGGGCTGGGAGTATAACCTGGAATGCAACAGCTGGATATAAGGTTAAATACACGGAGTTGGTTACAGGCACTACAAACACGGTTACCATTCCATCAAGTGGTGTTGTTACTTCGTATAGAGTAAACCCTAACTACTACGACAACGGATGTCTCACGCAGATTACAGACGCATCTAATAACGTTCTTTGGGAAGCTACATTTAAACCTAAGACAGAATGCCAATATGAGCCTATCTGCTGCGACTTTATTAACCGTTATGGTGCTTGGCAAAGGGAATACTTTTTTAAGGCTTCTAAGCGCAATATAAACGTGGAAAACACGGAGTATAATTTGCTTCAGTCTAACCTTGTTAATTACGATGTATTAGAAGGTCAAAGAAAAACATTCAATACAAATTACTCTGAGGTTATTACTGTAAACACGGATTGGGTAAACGAAGACTTTTCTAATAACTTACAGGAGTTAATGACGAGTGAGCGGATTCTTTTAGATAACAGACCAGTTAAGATAAACACGAAAGCTACTGAGTTATTCAAACAGATCAATACTAAGATGATTAACTACACTTTAGAATTTCAATACGCAACTGATATAATCAATAACGTAGTATAATGCGAAAGGTACAAGTATACATAGAAGGTCAAAGGTTAGAACTATTTGAAGACGAACAGATACAAATTACTTCAAGCGTTCAGAACGTTCAGGATATAGCTAAAGTATTTACGGATTTCTCGCAAAGTTTTACCGTACCAGCTTCCGAACATAACAACCAAATCTTCCAGCACTTCTACGAAACAGATGTAGACTCTACGTTAGATCATCAGCTAAGACGAAACGCAAAGATAGAAATAGACTTAGTCACTTTCAGAACGGGGAAGATTCAGTTAGAAAAAGCAAATTTAAAAAAGGGTAGAGTAGAAAACTATTCAGTTACTTTCTATGGTGATGTTAGAACGCTTCAGGATTACTTTGGGGATGATAAATTAGCAGTATTAGATTTCTCTCCTTATACGAGCAGTTACTCAGGCGCAGAGGTGCAGTCACGAATCACAGACACTACAGACTACGACATCCGTTATCCTTTGATTAGTTCGGAGAGAGTATGGTCTTATAGTGACAATACAAGTACGGATATTTTTCATACAGGAACACGTATGAACTATTACGAGTTATTCCCAGCTATTAAAGTTAGAAGGGTATTTGATGCTATAGAAACGAAGTATGGTGTAGATTTTACAGGAACATTCTTAACAGATCAAAGATTTGACAAAGCATTCCTTTATTTGAAAAACACGGAGTCTTTTGAATTTGCTACTGAGCCACAAAAAATAGATTTCACGTACTATAGTGGCTACGATACGACTTCACATATTGCCCGTAATGTATTTAACACTACAGACGATACTTTACATATAGAATACGATTCAGAAGATATATTCCCATCTTTAGGAACGCACAATATTAATTTTATATGTAACTCCGTTTCGAACTCTTCAGCAACTTATTATATTGACGTATACAACAACGGATTTTTAGAGACAACAATACAAGGACAAGGAACTGGAAATATTGACACGCTGACCTATGAAAATCAAATAGGATTAGACAAGAATTTTTATTTCGTAGTAAGGGCAAATGCAGCTATTACAATTGACATAGATGTATATTACAATCAATATAGGACCGAATATTACGACGATGGAAGTGGTACTTTACAAACTATTTATTTACTATACATATTTACCGCTACTACTGCTCCGCTTACGTTAGTCGCTAACTTAGATATAAACGGAAACATCCCTGATATGACAGTATCAGATTTTGTTAAAGGAGTACTTAAAGAATTTAATCTAACTATAGCACCTATAACCCAAACATCTTTTGAGTTAATGCCATTAGAAGATTGGTATTCTAAAGGCAGAATAATAGACATAACAAAGTATACAGATATAGATAGTATAGATATTCAACGAGTGCCGTTATATAAGCGCATATCGTTTAAATATCAGCAGAGCGAATCTTTTATGAATGGTCAATTTTCAGATACATTCGGAAGAGAATACGGAAGTTTGGAGCAGACTTATGATTACGATGGCGCAGAATATTTAGTAGAGTCTCCATTTGAGAATTTATTACATAACAAATTTACTGGTACTGATCTTCAGGTAGGCTATTGCATTAATCGTAATTGGGGTAAGTATATTCCTAAACCTATGTTATTATATATGGCGGAGCAAAAGACGTGTAACTTTAAATTTAACAACGGTTCCTCTGTAGCTACTTTAACTAACTATATACCATTCGGACAAGACACGTATGCTAATAGTCAATACTATAGCTTAAACTTTGGGCCTGAGATTAGTTCTTTACGTGATATAGTAATTAACAATCATATCTTTAATACCTACTACTCTAATTACATAAATAACTTGTATGTAAAAAAGAATAGATTGGTATATGTTAAATGCTATCTACCTCTTTCTATACTTGCTTCTATTCGTTTAAATGACCGTGTAGTAATACGAGATAAACGATACGTAATAAACGAGATGAGTTCTAACCTGACTACGGGAGAAGTGAACTTAGTTTTGCTTTTAGATTTTAGAAGATTCATTCGTAAGAAACCGAAATTTATTATAGATAAAGCTGGTGGAATTTTTAAGTCTCCGGTTATTTTACCAAACAAATGTGTACAAGCTGACATAGACGTAGGCACTACAGGAATAACGGCAACGCCTAACAGAATCTTTGTAGACACAAACGTAGAATTTAATATCCCTGCTAATCCTGATCCAGCCTATTACCTAATCACGGAAGATAGTTATAGATTAGACACAGAAGATTTCTTTGATTTAAGAAGTGAAGAAGGGACATTTGACGTTTTAACTATTGTAATAACGTATACATACGAAGACGGAACTACAGAAAAAGAAGACTATCCATTTATATTATCTGACCTATGATTAAGCACATATTAGACATCCTAAAACTCGATGATTTCTACGGAAAGTCGGACTACATAGATATAGCTAAAGGAAGATATAAAATACCTACTTCTATTCGTGAAGCATACAAACAAGGGAAACGTAAGTTAAAAGAAAAAGACTATAAGTAATGGCTGAAAAGAAAGTAATAGAGTTAGAAGTAAAGACGGAATCGTTTAAACCACTCAAAGCACAATTAAGGGAGGCACAAACATTAGTAGCAGAACTATCAGAAAAGTTTGGTGCAACATCTCAAGAAGCTATTGCTGCGGCTAAACGTGCATCTGAATTAAAAGACGCTATTGCAGACGCTAAAGATTTGACAGATGCATTCAACCCTGATGCTAAATTCAATGCTTTAAGTAATTCTATCGGTGGAGCATTAAACGGATTTCAAGCATTTGAAGGAGCGTTAGGTTTAGTAGGTGTAGAATCTGAAGACTTACAAAAGACGCTTTTAAAAGTACAGTCTGCTATGGCTTTGTCTCAAGGTCTTCAGGGTGTAATGGAAGCCAAAGACTCATTTAAACAATTAGGAGCCGTTGTAGGCGATGTATTTGGCAAGATGTCTACAGCAAGTAAGGCTTTTGCTTTAACGGGTATTGGACTTCTCGTAACTGCTATCGGTACGCTTGTAGCTAATTGGGATAATGTAGCGCAGAAGTTAGGTCTTGTAAATGATAAACAAGATGCTCTAAACTCTACAATGGATGCCTACAAAGAAGGCGCAAAAGAAGCTATACAGCAAACTACGGAAGTAGCTAATTCATTTGAACTTGCTCGTCAAGGTGTAATAAGCAAAGAAGAAGCTTTATTTGTATACAACGAAACGTTAGGAGATTCATTTGGTAAGGCAAAGAACCTAAATGAAGCAGAAGCATTATACGCTAAAAAGACGGATGCATATATAAAAGCTACTGCATTAAGAGCACAGGCCCAAGCATTATTTGCTAAAGCAGCAGATGAGCAGGTAAAAGCCTTGACTGCAAATATGGAAGACCAAACAGATGTGGTAGATAAAGCACAAGCTGGTCTAGCATCATATTTCTTTGGAGTAAAAGCAGGTGGAGAACAATTAATAAAATCACAGAAGGAAGCTACAAAAGAAGTAGAACGAACAAGTAAAAGGAAATCCAAAGCATTAAATGATTTAGCATCTGATTTACTTAAAGAAGCCGAGTTAATAGAGAAGAAAAACGGCATAGTTTCAGAGAACGAGAAAAAGACGCAAGACGCAATAGTCAAAAAGAAAAAAGAAACTACTCAAAAAGTAATAGAAGAAACAAGAAAGCAAGGAGAGATAACTCAAGAGCAAGAGGATTTCTTTACACAGATGCTTGTTGATTCTGAAGCTGAAAAACAAAAAATAAGAGACGAAGCCAAAGCCAAACAGGAAGAGGAAGAGTTGATGCTAATGCAATTTAAAGGTGATCTATACAAACAAGACGTAGAAAACTTTGACGAAGCAGAAGCAAAGAAAAAACAACTCAGAGAAGATAACTTAAAGAGTGGTGTTCAACAAGCTAAGTTAGCTTTGGATTTAATTGCCTCTATAGCAGAATCAAATGCGGGTGAAGATGAATCAAGACAGAAAAAAGCGTTTCAATTAAGAAAAGCAGCTAACATAGCAAGTGCTACTATTGACGGATATAAAGCAGTATTATCTACATATGCAGATACTCCGGGTGGTCCTGTAGTTAAAGGTGTGGCTGCTGCTATTGCTGGAGCATTTGCTTTACTTCAAATATCTAACATAGCTAAATCAGAATTTACTCCATCAGGTGGTAATAATTCTCCGTCAGCACCAACACCTTCAGGTGGTACATCTTCTGTAATTTCTCCTAACTTCAACATAGTAGGAAACGCACAAGCTACTAACCCACTTGCAGGTTTAGGCGGTCAACCTATTCAGGCCTATGTAGTGAGTGGTGAGGTTACGACAGCACAGAACTTAGATAGGAATAGAATTAATTACGCAACGTTCGGATAAGATTAAAGTTATTAGGATATGAAAATTATAGAATTGGTGATTGACGAGAAGGATGAGATGAGCGGTATAGATGCCGTTAGCGTAGTTCATTCTCCAGCGATAGAGGAAAACTTTATAGCATTAGGAAAACACGAAGTAGAACTTAAAAAGATAGACGAAGAGAAACGCATCTTAATGGGCGCTGCTTTAATTCCTAATAAACAAATCTACAGAGTAAACGAAAAGAAAGAGGAATACTACATTTTCTTTAGTGAGCAAACAGTTAAGAAGGCTTCTGAGTTATTCCTTATGCGTTCAAATCAGAATAACGCTACCTACGAACACAAAGACAAGTTAGAAGGTCTAAGCGTAGTTGAAAGTTGGATTATTGACGATGAGAAATCGGATAAAAGCCGATTATATGGTTTTGATTTGCCAGTAGGAACGTGGATGATTTCTATGAAGGTAAATAACGATGAGGTGTGGAAAGACGTAAAAGAAGGTAAGATTAAAGGTTTTTCAATAGAAGGTTACTTTGCAGACAGATACGAAATGAGCCTTAAAGATACGATTAGTGATCCGCAAACTGAAGACGAACTTATTGAAAAAATAAAAGAGATTATCCGCAATGGCGAAGCAAACTAACGTCACTAACTTTCTTAAAAAGCCAAAGGTTAAAAGACCTAATGTTCACGCAAAGACGAAAGCGAGTAAATTGAAGTCAAGTAAAAATTACAAGAAACTTTATACAGGACAAGGATAAATGGAAATTCCATATTTCATAAGATATAAAGATTTTACCACTATTGATCCAGCGGACTTACTTTATTTAGACGATGTAAATAGTGATGTAATAAAGCGAGTTAGCGTACAGGACTTTGCAGATGGATTAGCACCAATCATTGAACCATCTCTAACAAAAGACAGGGGTTCGTTTTATGACACTACTACGCAAACTTGTACAAGTGGAGGTATTGAAGCTATGAGATTTAATTCTGTGGATTCTGATGCAACAAGTGGGGTAAGTATAGTAAATAACGGAAGCGGACACCCTACACGTATTACTGTCTCTAAGACGGGAGTATATAACATTATGTTTTCTGCTCAGTTACAAAGAACATCGGGTGGTTCGAGTAAGCAAGTAATTATATGGATGCGAAAAAACGGAACTGATGTAGCATATACGGCAACTCACTTAGCAGTACAAGCGAATGCTATTTATTTAGTAGCAGCTTGGAACTTTTTCATAAAGTTAACTGCTGGTCAATATTGCGAGTTAATGTGGACACAAGACGATGCTATAGATATCAAATACGATCCAGCTAACACAACAGTTCCTTATCCTGAAACACCGAGTATAATTTTAACAGTAAACGAAGTATAACGACTCATATATTGATCATTAAGCATTAAAAACACGGATAATGACTAATATATTATACAAACTAATAGATATGGCAAAAAAACAAAAAACACTAAGTAACACATCTCCCAAAGGTGGTAGACGTGGATGTCTATGCGATGACGGAACGTATAAGGCAGAATGTTGTGACGGAACACTACAAGCGCAAGGAGTAGGAAGCATCGTTAACCAAGAAACATCTACCGTAGTAAACACGAATTCACAGCGAACTATCGTAACTACTCACGGGTAAAAATACAACAGAGTAAATAATAAATAGTTAATAAAAGAAAAAGCGATGAGTACATTAAACAACATTTTATCTAAAATTGAAAAAGCTGATAAACTAAACGATGTTAAATTAGCTTCTCATAGAATGAATCTTGGAGCAGCTGAAGATATAGCAAAAGCAAAAGCTGATTTAGATGGAATTTTAAAAGCATTGCCAGTAGAGTCTGCAAAATTAAAAGCTGCGGATGATAATATAGCAAAAGCAAAAGTAGCAGCGGCAAAAATGATTACTGATTCACAATCTAATGCGGATAAAGCAATGGCAGCGGCTAATAAATATTCGGATAACGTTAGTAAAATGCTATCGAAAATTGGAACAACATTAGACAAAATTGATAAACAAGCTAAAGACCTTGGAATTGATCCTAAATCTATACCTGGTTATTCAGATGTCGATAAAGGTTATATGGCAGTTGACAACGCAAATACAGCATTAAAAACTTATTCTTGGCAAAACGATTAATATGAAAACAAACGTAATAAACCAAATTAAACAACTTCTTGGAATGGAAGTTAAACTTGAGCAAATGATGTTAGCTGATGGAGTAACTGTAATCGAAGCGGATTCTTTTGATCCTGAGATGGCGGTAGTAATCGTAACAGAAGACGAACAAAAAATTCCTTTGCCTGTAGGTGAATATGAATTAGAAGATGGTCGTATTCTTGTGGTAGCAGTAGAAGGTATCATTGCTGAAGTTAAAGAAGCACCAGCACAAGAAGAAGAAGCGCCAATGGAACAACCTGAAGCGGAAGTGCCTGTTGAAGCGGAAGCTGAAGTAGAGGTTTCTACTCCTAAAAAGACGGTTGAGTCTATCATTAAAGAAACGTTCTTCTCTGAGATGGAAGCATTGAAACTTGAGAACGAAGAATTGAAAGCTAAATTGGAAACGTTTTCTAAAGTTGAGCCTACTACAGAAGTTACTACTGAAGAAGCTACTGAAAAAGTTGAACTCGAAGAAGTAAAACCTATTTCTTTCAACCCTGAAAAAACTAATCCTACAGAGTTCTTTAAACTTGCTTCTAAGAAACCAAGAACTACTATGGATGTAATCCTTGAAAAACTTAATAAATAATATTAATTCTTAATTTAAAAAACGATGGCAACTACAACATCAATTACTACAACTTATGCTGGTGAGTTCGCAGGTAAATACATCGCTGCTGCTCTCCTTTCTGCTCCAACTTTAGAGCAAGGTGGACTTACTATTCACCCAAATGTAAAGTACAAACAAGTTATCCAAAAGGTAGCAACTGACGGAATCGTTAAAGATGCTACTTGTGACTTCGATGCTACTTCTACAGTAACACTTACTGAGAAAGTTCTTCAACCTGAAGAATATCAAGTAAATTTGCAACTTTGTAAAAAATCATTTCATAGCACGTGGCAAGCGGCTGAGATGGGTTACGGAGCATTCGATGTTCTTCCTAAATCTTTCGCAGATTTCCTTATTGCACACGTAGCTGAGAAAGTTGCTTCTCACATCGAAGGTGTTATTTGGGAAGGTAACAACGCTTCTGCTGGTGAATTCTCAGGAATTAACCGTCAGTTGACTACAGACGCCGAACTTCCATCTGCACAAGAAATTGCTGCTGTTGGTGGTGGTGTAAATGCTGGAAACGTTATTGCTCAGTTGGGTGCTATCGTTGATGCTTGTCCTACACGTTTGTATGGTGCGCCTGATCTTAAATTGTATCTTTCTTCTAACATCGTACGTGCTTATATCCGTGCTTTGGGTGGATTCGGTGCGTCAGGTCTTGGTGCTAATGGTACTAACAATCAAGGTACACAATGGTATACTAATGGTTCTTTGAGTTTCGATGGTATTCCAATCTTCCTTGCTAACGGTATGGATAACAACAAAGGTTTGTTAACTACTACTACTAACCTACACTTCGCTACAGGTTTGATGTCTGACTTGAACCAAGTTAAAGTATTGGATATGGCAGAATTGGATGGTTCTGAGAACGTAAGAGTAATTATGCGTTTTACAGCTGATGCTAAATATGGTTTCGCTGGAGACATCGTAACTTACGGAATTACAAACTCAGCTAACTAATATTACTGACTTAAATTAACGAGGGTGGTGGAATATCTGCCACCCTTTTTTTAATAACTTTAAATACTTTAAAAAATGTCTTGTGATATAGCAAATGGTGTAGCAGAACCGTGTAAAACCGCAGTTGGTGGATTGGATGCAATCTACCTAATCAATTACGGAGATTACGCTGCTTCAGATATTACCTACAACGCAACAGCAACAGATCAGATTGACGATATCAATTCTGTTTCTTCTATCTACAAGTTTGAATTGAAAGGTGCAAACTCTTTCGAGCAAACTATTACTTCAAGCCGTGACAACGGAACTACTTACGTAGAGCAAACTTTGACTGTTACTCTTAAACAACAAAGCGCAGCTAAACACAAGTTGGTTAAATTGTTGGCTTACGGTCGCCCTCACGTTATCGTTAGAACACGTGCTGGTCAATACTTCCTTGCTGGTCTTGAGCGTGGAATGGATTTGACAAGCGGTGTTATCTCTAATGGTACTGCAATGGGAGACTTGAACGGATACACACTTACCTTTACGGGTATGGAAAACATCCCTGCTAACTTCTTGAACTGCTCTACAGAAGCAGGATTAGTTTCAGTTATGTCTTCCGCTACTATTGTCACTTCATAGTGTTTCTTTCATAGTGTTAGATTGGGGAGGCTTCGGTCTCCCTTTTCTTTTTAAAAACAAAATCGAACTGCCGTAGTTAATATAGTATGATTATCTTACAGGAAGTAGGTACGGCACAAAGTTTTTCATTTATCCCTCGTTCGGATAGCTATAATACTTTGCAGATTACAGATGAGCAAACGGGTGTAACATCAAATGTTACTATCACGTCTTTTGTTATAGGTCAGTATTACCACACGATTACGGCTACATTTTCTTTAAAGCAGAATCATTACTACACACTAACACTTAAGCAAAACACGGACATCGTTTACAAAGACAAGGTATTTTGTACTAATCAGTCTATACCGACTTTTAGCGTAAACAACGGTCAATACATAGTGAATACGTCAAATAACGACTTTATACTTTATGAGTAATATACACGTACTTAAACTGGCTCAATACGAACCGCCTGTAGTAGAAGAATCAAAGCGTAATGAATGGGTTACTTATGGTGAGAACAATTCTTACTATACTTTCCTTATGGAGCGTTACAAAAACTCTACTACAAACAATGCTATAATAAATAATATCTCTCGTCTAATATACGGAAAAGGACTTAGTGCAACAGATGCTAACAAGAAGCCTAACGAGTACGCTCAGATGAAAGCTATGGTTAGTGCTGAAGACTTGCGTAAGGTGGTGTTAGACTTTGAGATGTTAGGACAAGCAGCGTTCCAGGTACATTATACTGCTGATAGAAAAAAGATACAGAAGTTATATCATATTCCCGTACATTTATTAGCGCCTGAGAAGTGTAATAAAGACGGAGAGATAGAAGCGTATTACTATTCTAATAATTGGGAAGATACACGCAACTATGCACCTGAAAGAATCCCAGCTTTTGGATATGGAAGCGAGAAGGTAGAGATACTAATTGTTCAGCCTTATTCTGTAGGGATGAAGTACTTTAGTTACGTAGACTATCAGGGTGGTATACCTTACGCAGTCTTAGAGGAAGAGATTTCTAACTATTTGATCAATGAGGTTCAGAGAGGATTTTCGGGGCGAATCGTAGTTAACTTTAACAACGGAGTTCCGACACCCGAAGAACAAGATATTATCAAATCTAAAGTTCTTAGCCAACTTTCAGGAACAGATGGACACAAAGTTATTGTAGCATTCAATAACAACGCAGAGAGCAAAACTACGGTAGATGCAATGCCTGTAAACGATGCACCTGATTTGTACAATACTTTAAGTGAAGAATGTATGCGTAAGATAATGCTATCGCATAACGTTACTTCTCCTTTGCTTTTTGGTATTGCTTCGGCAAATGGTTTTAGTTCTAACGCTGACGAATTACAAAACTCTTTTATCCTATTCGATAACTTAGTTGTTAGACCAAAGCAAGAAGTAATTTTAGACGCTATTGATAAAGTATTAGCATTTAATGGAGTTAGCCTTAATCTATTTTTTAGAACTCTTAAACCACTTGAGTTTAATGATCTTGAGAACGCACAGACACAAGAGCAAGTAATCGAACAGACGGGTACAGAATTAAGTTCACACGATGACCTAATTTCTAATGCTCTTATAGACTTAGGAGAAGAACCTAATGAAAATTGGCTTCTAATAGACGAATTTGAAGTTGACTATGATACTGACGATAAAGAGAACGAAATACTTTCTAACGGGCTTAAATTATCTTTATTTGACAAAATAGTTAACCTTGTATCTACAGGAACGGCAAGACCTAACGCAAAATCAGAGCAAGACGAAAAAATAGACGGAGTAAAGTTTATTACTCGTTACGTTTATGCTGGCGACACTACAGAGAAAAGTAGAAAGTTCTGTAAGAATATGACTGCTGCCAATAAGATTTATCGTAAAGAAGACATTCAACTTATGTCTAAGCAAGTAGTAAATGAAGGATGGGGCCCGAGAGGGGCTGATACATACGATATTTGGCTATACAAAGGTGGTGGTGCTTGTCATCACAGATGGAATAAAAGAGTATACGCAAGTTTTGAAGGAGTAGGTATAGATGTTAATTCCCCTAATGCTAAAATTATAGCTGGGAAGAAAGCGGAGCAGTATGGTTATGTAGTAAAGAATCCATCTTTAGTTTCTACTCGCCCTATTGATATGCCTAACAAAGGATTTTTACCAAAAGAAAATAAATAATGGCAGAAGCATTATTAATCACGAGAGCAGATGTAGTTAAGTTTACTGCCGTAAATGGCAACGTAGACACGGATAAATTCATTCAGTTTATTAAAATTGCTCAAGACGTACATATTCAATCTATCTTAGGAACTGATCTACTAAACAAGATTAAAGCCGACATAGTAGCAAGTACATTAGCTAACCCATATTTAACGCTTCTAACGTCTTATATTAAGCCTATGCTTATACATTGGGCTATGGTAGAGTATTTACCTTTTGCAGCTTATACAATCGCAAATAAGGGGGTGTATAAACACGAATCAGAGAACGCTGTAACGGTAGATAAAAACGAAGTAGATTTCTTAGTAGAAAAAGAACGTCAGATAGCTCAACACTATACACAAAGATTTGTAGATTATATGGCATTTAATCAATCGTCTTTTCCTGAGTACAACTCTAACTCAAATGGAGATATGTACCCAAGAACGGATAATAACTTTTTAGGCTGGGTTCTCTAATTTACACGCTATGAAAAAATACAAACCGAAAGACAACAATATAAAGAAGTTAAAGTTATACTTACAGAAAGCGGAAAAAGATGGCGAACGACATAGGATGGGGAGCAGCAGTAAGTAACTTAATTGGATGGGGTAAACCTTCTGAAGAAGGGGACAACTTTATAGATGAGATTGCGCTTAATCTATTAGAGACTGAAGCAGACGATTTCTTAGTTACCGAAGCACTTACAAGTGCAGACAATGGATGGGGTGAAGCATACGATTATTCATATTGGGGAGATACAATTCCTGAAAGATAAAATATAAAAAATGGCAGAGAAAAAAATTAGTCAGTTAACAGCGAAAGGTGCAGCAATAGCAGCTACGGATTTGCTTGTAATTTCAGAAGATGCAGGTGGTGGTTCATATACAACTAAAAGTGTAACGGGAGCAAACATTTTAAGCCCTCGTGTTCAATCTGTGACAAGTTCAGCTACAGTAACTGCTACATCCGCAAATGATTTAGTAAAGATTACTGCACAAGCTGCTGGACTTACTTTGGCTAATCCTACGGGAACTTTTGTAGAAGGTCAAGCATTGATTTTTAGAATCAAAGATAATGGTACTGCACGTTCTATTGGGTTTGGTGCTAAGTTTAGGGCTATCGGAGTTACTCTACCTACGACTACAACGATTAGTAAGACTACCTATGTAGGATGTATATATAATTCTACAGACGATAAATTCGATGTTATTGCATCTTTAACTGAAGCGTAATGTACTACGGACTATTAGGATTAGCTGGTAAAGTTTCTGCTCCGTCTTTCACAGGATTGCTTGACACTTATTCAGGTGCTGCGGCAGCTTATTCTGCTGCTCGTAGATTAAGTTCTACTTATACGGGTAGCCTTATTCGTGTAAGACGTTCAAGTGATAACACAGAACAAGACATAGGATACAATGGAAGCAATGTGCTTGACGAGACTGCCCTTACTACATTTGTAGGTGCTGGTAATGGATTTGTAACTACTTGGTATGATCAGAGTGGAAACGGGAATAATGTTACTCAATCAACAGCGTCTTATCAGCCTAAAATTGTAAATAGTGGTTCTGTTATTACATTATTAAGTAAACCCACCATTGATTTTAGTATAACTACTGGTTTTCAACAACTTGATTTTTCTTCTGGTAGTTATACAGCAGCTTCTGCATTTACTGTATTTAATAGGGCTAACAACATATCAACATATGGAGTTATATATGCTTATGCTGGTGCTGCTTATTCTTTTCATCAGCCTTTTTCAAATGGAGAAACTTATGATGGATTTTTTATGACATCAAGATTAAGTTTAGGTGGAAATATGCAAACAGCTGGTAATTATATATTACAACAAATAAACAACGGTTCTACTCTGATAGATTATTATAATTCAACTGCAACTAATTCTGTAAGTGGAACTTTTGCTAAATCAAGTATATATAAAATTGCTGGAAATGCTGATCCAATGTATTATTTTTCTGATAAAATGACAGAACACATACTATGGCTATCTGATAAGTCATCTGATAGGACAGGCATCAACACAAATATAAATACATACTATTCAATCTACTAATGGAAGTTACAGGATATAAATACTACACAGAACAGGAAGCTATTGACGCAAGGGAGGCTTGTGATACATATTACGGCATTCCCGTATCTCCTACTGATGTTACACAGAATTGGGTGGAACATCAAGAAGCATCTTTAAACACACCTATCTTTTGGTATATTACACACGATGATAGCTTGAATGTGGTATTAGGTGCGCCAACTGACTTTGATGTTGAGACACCACCGTTCCCACCATTGAATTAACTTAATACAAGGGCGGTTTAATCACCGCCTTTTTTGGCTATGAGACTTTTATTTATTTTGATTAGTTTTTCGTCTTTCTCTCAGGCGCTATTAAAATACGATAACATAGAGTCTTGGACTTGGGCGGGTGCTTGGTGGAATCCATCTCCAGCAGGATACTATACAAACGCTAAAGTAAGTGGTACTACTTCAGCAGCAATATTAGGAGCAGGTAATGGTACTTCAGCAATAGAGCAAAATTGGTATTCATTACCTAATGTAAGTGGATTAAATCCATTATATGAATATGAGTTTAGATTTAGATTAGGATCGTATACATTCAGCAATTCAACAGCTACTACAAAAGGTGTAGACGTAGCAGATATAGTAGATGTTCAAGTAAGTAGAGACAACGAATTAACTTATACATCAGAACTGCGTATTACAGGCTTTAATAACTCTACGTGGGCTTATCAGTCAGCAGCTATAAATCATACGGCAGACGGGACATATAATAGTTCTACGGATGTTTATACAAGTGTAAGTGGAAATAATAACGGATTAAGTACGGGGTATTCTACAATTAAACTAAAGATTAGCGGAATAACTCAAATAGCGGTAGATATCTTAGCACGTGTTAATTCAGCTGGGGAAGAATGGTGGATAGATAACATTGAACTTTGGCAAATCACGAATCCATTACCTATAGAATTTGTTTCTTTTAAAGGAAACTTAGATAGTTTATGGTGGGAAAGCGCATCTGAGTTTAATAACGATTACTATACTATAAGCCATAGCTTATACGGATATACCTTTAAAGATGTAGAATATGTAAACGGATTTGTTTACTCTATAGAGCCTAAACGCTATGCTATTAAGAATACGGAAGGGAAAGGCTATTTTAAACTATCACAAACGGATAAAGACGGTACTAAAACTGAGTTAGATATAATTTTTATTCAAGAACAAAAACAACGAATCTTATTAAAAGTAGTTAATATGTTAGGTCAGCAAGTAGAAATACTTAAAGACGGGGAAGTATACTTACTTATTTACTCAGACGGAACTATTCAAAAGATAATTAAATGACACCTCAGATAGTCGCAGATTATACAAAAAAGCACGGCACATCTTTCCTTTTGATTTGTGCTATATTTTGGCTTAATAACCGTCTTTCTAACGTAGAAGCTAAATTATATGACTGCTTAGAAGATAGCGCACAGATGAAAGCTACACCTGTACACAAACCAAGCCTACACAAATACGAACCTATCTACGCAATTTTACCAAAAGAAGAAAAATATGGAAAGTCTAAGAGACAGATGGAAAGCTAAAACTCCTGAGTTTTGGAAGAAAGTTCAACGAGTAGGAGTAATAGCTGGAGTTATTGGTGCTACTTTACTTGCTGCACCGATAGCCTTACCCGCTTCGATCATTACAGGGGCAGGGTATTTAGTAGCAGTAGGCGGTGTAACAGCTACACTTAGCCAACTAACCAAAGAGTAATCTATGAATTTATCAAAACACGTAACTCTCGCAGAGTTTGAAAGAAGCGAAACTGCAATTAATAGAGGTATTAACAACTCTATGAATGAATGGGAAATTGAAAGAGCCAAGTTAGTATGTGAGAATTGCTTTGAACCTATACGTGCTAAAGTAGGTGCGCCTATACGTATTAACTCAGGTTTTAGAAGTGGCGCTTTGAATAGGGCAATAGGTGGTGCTTCCACATCTCAGCATAGTTTAGGCGAAGCGATAGATTTAGATTTACACGATAGAGACTTGTTTGAGTGGGTTATTGATAACGTAGAGTTTGATCAATTAATTTTTGAAGGTGGAACTACTGATAAAGCAGATTGGTTTCATATCTCATACAGAAAAGGAAGACTTAGAAAGCAAGTGCTACGAATGGTAAAGAAGGGTGGAAAGACTACCTACATACCTTACGTAAGAAAATAACGCCGAGTAACCCCTCGGCTTTTTCATTTAAACTATGACAAGAAAAAGACTCTTCTTCGATATTGAAGTAAGCCCAAACGTTGTTTTAAGCTGGAGAACTGGATATAACCTAACCATAACTCCATTTGACATTATTCAGGAACGTGCTATAATTTGCATTTGTTGGAAGTGGGAAGGTGAGAATGAAGTACATTCCTTAACTTGGGATAAAAAGCAAAATGATAAAGCAATGCTAAAAACCTTTTTAAAAGAGGTAAATAAAGCAGATGAACTTATCGGACATAACTCAGATAGATTCGACGTCAAATGGCTGCGTACAAGATGCGTTTATCATAGCGTTGATATGTTCCCTACCTATCAAACGTTAGACACGCTTAAAATGGCTAAAAGTGGCTTTATTTTTAATTCTAATAAGTTAGACTATATAGCCCAATATTTAGGAGTAGGAAAAAAGTTAGAAACTGGTGGTATTGATCTATGGAAAAAAGTGTGTTTAGAAAAAGACGAAACTGCTTTAGAACATATGGTAGAGTATTGCAAACAAGACGTAGTAATCTTAGAAAAGGTATTCGATAAACTAAGACCATATTCAAAGCATAAACTAAACTACGCTATGTTAAGAGGTGGAGATAAGTTTGAGTGTCCGAATTGCGGTACGTACAATGTTAAGTTATCTAAGACGTACACAACGAGTGCTGGAGTAATGCGTCATTCTTTCGTATGTAAAGAAGGATGTCGAAGCGCATATACTGTTAGTAACAAAACTTATCAGGATTGGCTTAAACATCTTATCTTAGTCAAGAATATAAAATAGTTTTTGTTTCTTTTAGGTGTTTAGAGGGTGGCTTTGGCTGCCCTTTTTTGTTAAATAGTATTTACATAAAAGCCCTTATTTGTAAAGAGTATTTACTATTAACAATCAAATGTTAATTAAATAATTGTTTAAAAGTACTTGCTTATTAACAAAATAGACTTATATTTGTCGAAACAATTAAAAGAAACACTATGAAAAAACAACTGAAAGAAGCACGTATGCTTCACCTGAGAGCAGATCAGCTTTTAGAACTTTGCGAAGAAGCGCAAAAGAAAGTAGAATCAATGTGCAGATGGAATGTAGAGGTAGCAATCCCTAACGGATTTGAAACCCATTCTGACGAAGACATTGAATTTCAAGAACGAGTAGTAGAACGTATATGGAGAAGCTACCGAGTATTAGTAAACAAAATCAATGAGAACACGATATGAAAGACGATTTAATTAAATACGTTGAACAATTAGAAATTGAACGACAAGAGAACGCTGAAGTATATTCAGAGGAAACACTAAACAGATTAGACAATTTAATTAAAGAATATCACAAATTTATATTATCGCTATGAAAACACGAAACCCATTTAAGAAAGCAGTACAGGCATTGAATCAACACCTAAAAGCTACTACATTAGAGAACGAGTTTATCCCTAATAACGGAGTAAGACACGGAGACTTAAAACGCTACTGGGATAATTACAATGCAGCATTAGTTAACCGAATCTCAGAAATCAGAAATTATGAAAAGCTATAAGATAACATACAGAGTAAAAGTCAAAGAGTGGGAGACACGTTATTTAATAGTTCGTGCTTACACACATTCGGAAGCTAAAGAACGCTTTACACTTTGGAAAGGATTAATAACAGATATACACGAGATATGAACTACGAACTAAACACGATTAGAAACACGAAAAAAACTTTTGCTAAGAACACACGCTATATGTTCGAAGACTTCTTAATAACTTGCCCTTTCTCTATGTCTTATCTACGTGAGAAGAACCGAAAACAAGAAGTAATGCAATGGAGACAGATAGGAATGGCTTGGTATGCTATGGAGTATAACTCTTTAACACAAGCTGGAGAGTTCTTTAATCACGATCACAGCACAGTAGTACACGCTCTTAAATGTATTCAGGACAGGAAATGGAATCCGTCTTTATCTAACAAGGTAGATGCAATTTTAGAACTGATGCAGTTAGAAATAGAAAGTTCAGATCAGATAGGAATGCGAGAAGTTAACTCATTAGTTTACTTAGAAAAATTAATTAGAAAGAAACTTGCTTTTGTTGAAAAGTAGTATATTTGTAAACACTTAAAAAGAAACACAATGAAACATTTATTCAAAGCGTTGGCTGAGTTCCAACAAGAAGTGCCAGTAATCTTTAAAGGTACAACAGCAGGAAGCGGAAACTTTGCTTATCAGTATGCAGACCTTCCAGCTATTCTAAACGTGATTAATCCTTTAATGCAGAAACACGGATTAGGATTTACCCAACTAACTAACCACAAAGAGGGAGTTGACTATTTAGTAACTGTAGTATTTCACGTAGAAAGCGGAGAGACTTTAGAAACATCGTTACGCCTAATGCCTGACGTAGAGTTAAAAGGTCAAAACATATTCCAGTCTTACGGAAGCCAACTTACTTACTTTAGACGTTACGGCATCTCTCAGATTTTAGGTTTGGTTACGGACAAGGACACGGATGCAGTAGGCGAAACTACCAAGAAAAAGATATTCCCTAATGAACGTTTTGAAACGGGAATGAATATGGTGTTTAAAGGCGAAATAACAAAAGCACAATTCCTTAAAGCCGTTAAAGGATACGAACTAACAGAAGACCAATCTAAACAACTCGAAGCGATATGAAAATTAGATGTAGCGCAATAGGAAAGCTGATGAGTACTCCCCGATCAAAAGGGGAGACACTCTCAGAAACGGCAAAGACTTACATTCAGGATTTGTTTAAGGAAAAGGAGTTAGGTATATCACGGGAGTTTTGGAGCAGATATACCGACAAAGGACTACAAATGGAAGACGAAGCTATTGATTTCGCTGGTCAAGTGTTAGGATGGGATTTCGTAGTAAAAAACGAACAAGGCTACGAGAACGAATGGATAACTGGAACACCTGACGTAATTACAAAGGACTTACTTGCCGACATTAAATGTTCTTGGGATGGAAACACCTTTCCTTTATTTGACATTGAGTTAAAGAATAAGGATTACTTTTGGCAACTACAAGGCTATATGTGGTTAACGGGATTAGACCAATCTGAGTTAGTTTATTGCCTAATGGACACACCTCATCAAATAGTAGAAGACGAAGTACGTAGAGCGCATTGGAAAGCTGGACTTATTGACGAAGATTTAGACCTACGTGAAGCAGTCCAGTCGCAACATTCATTTGATCACATACCAAACAACCTACGCATTAAAAGATTCATCGTAGAAAGAAACGAAGACGCTATTGAAAATATCAAAGAGAAGGTAGAGTTAGCACGTGAGTATTACGAACAATTAAAGAGTATAATATGA